ATATATGCTTGATACAATTTGTTTTTGTTCTACTAATCCACCACTTGTTGATACACTCATACTAGACATAGTAGGTCTATATGGAGAGTAATCAGAGTTCCAAGTTTCAACCATACGTAATACATCATATTGCTGAGGAGTTTCCATATCACCTATCCATAAAACATTACCAGGGGCTCCTGTTAAATCATATACCTGCACCCCAAATCTATATACTTCACCTCTTTGATATCCTCTTTTATTACCAGAAGTATGAGGGTCTTTTGTACCGCCAAGAGACATAGATGCTTTAAATTTAGTATTTGAATTTTCTTCTGTTGCGTTAGCTAAAACACCATCATCAGGCATATCTATTAGTTCTGAAGAAAATTCTTCACCACTACTAGTTGCGCCTATATAAGGAGATGTTGATGTATTTTTAGTTTGATCAGCTTCTCTTGCTTTAACACCAAAAGTAACACGAGCACCTCCTAACCCATTATCCCTATAATTAAAACTCTCTCCACCTAGAGTCATTTTATCACTTAGATACCTATACTCAAATTTATTTTTTACTCTTGAAGTGTAACTACTACCCTCATACCATCTTTGGTTTTGACAAGTAGTCCACATTGGATTACCCATATCGCCTACATGTGAAATCTCAGGATAGTTAGCTGGTATATATGCATCAATACCTAATAGCTTTCCATGACCACAAAGAAATCCACCCTCATCTGCTGTGAAGTCACCAATTTCAGTTGGATTAGCAGTAGTGCCTTTATAGTGCTTCACTGAAGAATCATTTGTCGTAAGCATAGCATTTAGATATGTGCCATCTCCTGGCTCTATTCTATATCTTAGTACCTTTACATTCCATTCTTTTTCAGATATCCAATTCTTCTTTTGTTTTAGATTAGCTGCAAATAAGATATTATCTTTTATTGCAATATCTTTACAAACATCCCATGTATTAGATTCTATTAAAACCTCCTCTAATCCTTGAGGTATCTCTGTATTCCAATTAGTATGCTGAAACGTTACTTCATTTCCAGATATTTGACTTCTATCCACTAAAGATACACGAGGTGATTGATCTAAATCTTCATAAAGCAATGCATATAACTCTATATAGGCAAACTCACCATCTATATCTGTAATTTTAATAGTAAATCCTTGTGTACCTAAATTCCCTTTCGGGCCACCACCATAAGTAACTGAACTACCAAAGGCTTGGTCTGATACATGAAATAAATTACTTAGTGGTGAAAAGGTTGATTCACCTCCATTCTCACTAATATACTTATATGCATATTGATAAACTCCTACAGGTAAAGATCCGTGTATTGTTTGATCCAAAGACGGCTGAGAAGGATTCATTAACGGTGTTAAATCTAAAGACTCTACAGGTAATTTATCTAATCTTTTTTGTTTTATATTAAGTGTTCTTAATGGATTTAAGTTATCTGTCCAATAAATTCTAGATATACAACTATTTTCAATTATAGCTTCTATTCTCACACCTCCATCTAATTCCATTCCTAAGTCTGGATATTCGAATTTATCCTCATTAGGTCCTTCATAACAAACTCTTAAATCAGTCACTTTAGTAACTAAGAAATCTTTACTAAAATCTACTAGTAAAAATATTGTTCTATTTGCAGTGGCTGCTATCGCTGTTCCTCCGAAGTTTCTTTCGTATTCAAATCGACCTACCACCATTAACAACATTTGATTAGCATAAGAGTAAGAGCCCACAATAGATGATCTATTATCTAATTTTAAATTACTTTCTAATGGAAATGCATTTTCAGGACCTCTGTCATAAAATGTTGGGTAATCATTATTAGTTCCTTGATCTTCAGGTATACTTATAGGGTAATTTGCTAAATCAACAAATAAACTATTGCCTTCTATGTTCTCTACAGTAAAGGTATCTCCTTCTGAATTAGTTAGTCTGATATTCTGAGCGTCTGTATAACTACCTTTTAATTGAAAGTGCGGATCTAAATCACCTATCATTCCGTGAGTAAACCCTTCTGGTTGAGATAACCCAGTATTTTCGCTTTGAGAACCTCCTTCTGGTTTTGTCTTTTTTGCCATTTTAGAAATTTATTAAACCATTACTACTCTTTACTGGTATTAGTGTATTCCACATATTACCTATTTGTTTTAATTCTTCTGAAGTAGGCATGCTATCGTCTCCTCTTGCTTTACCACATAAGAAGTACCATCTTTTTTCTAGTTCTTTAGTTATGTATTGAGGAAGTTTACCATTATAAAATTCTATTAATTTCATTTGCCACATTATATATTGAGCTACAGCTGTTTCATGACCTTCTTTTATCATAGGATAACCTCTCATATCTAAGGGGTATGCTAGATAAACAATTGTTATCTCATCTAAATTGTCATGCTGTATATTTAATCTATTACCATTTACATAATATCTAAATGCTCTCTGCTTTGAATCGTTTTGATCCTTACCAACCCTACCTCTATGTGTGGCTGCTGTACTTCTAAGTTCTGTATGTTGACTGGCAGTTGCTCCTGTTCCCACTCTAACACCTAATAGTTTAACATTATTTTCTGGTAAAACAATTTGTTGATTTCTATATATTCCCTTACCTCCTGTTAAAGACATGCTACTTACTTTTGCATTAGCATTATCTGATTCTAATGTAAAGTTATTTCCGTTTAACCCTATCTCTTTAGCTGTTATTGTTAATGTAGTTGCATCTACAGTGTAGCTGACTACATTTAAAGACTCTGGATAATGAAATACAGCAGCATTTATATATGTCCCTGTGCTAGCAGTAACGTCTGTCAATCCTGTTAGGCTTTGAATTAAACCGTATTGCGCATTTGTATTATCAAGAGTGATTGCTAGTGTAGATCCAAGCCTTAATTCATTAGGAGACTTAGCTTCTCCTAAGTCTGTAGAGTTTTTAAAGAATAATTCCACCCCATTCAATGTTATAGAATCTCCTGATACAGGATTATCTGTAAAAGTAATTGTTCCTGTAGCTTTATTTCCAGTGGACGTATAAGTAGCCTCTTCTTGAAGGAAGGTGTGTCTACTTCCTATAAGCTTCTCAGCTTCATAAGACCATTCCACCCAATTCTGAGTGTATTTACCAAAATCCTGTAAGTCTAAATTTCTTGCTACAGTGGTAAAGATTCTATCTATGTTTACATGCATAATTAATTATTTTATGTAGTTGCTACAAATACTTCTAATTGTTGTTGTGCTGCTCCGTAGACAACTATACTGCCCGCGTTAGCAAAGGCAGACCATGTAGCTGCAATTTCTATTTGAGTGCCAGTCAGCATCATAGATGTATTAGCGGCTACAGATAGGAATCCACCACTACTATCTCCAACGATACCTACCTTTAATGCAGCTGAATCATCTAAATTAGTTATTCTAATATACTTAACGTCACCTCTTTTAAATGTCCCTCCTGAATTTAAAGTATCATGAAAAGTTACAATAGTTGTTAGTGCTGTGCTTTCTAATTCAACTATTCTTTTAGAGGCATTTAATATAGAGGTTGATACTATATGATTATTTGTTTGAGAGAAAGTAATGTTATCTGTTGTCCCAGAAGCGTCTGTTGTTACAGCTAATGTTTCTGTGATTGTTACTGTAAGTGTTGAAGCGTTTACTGTAGTTGCCATAGTTAATTTTTATTTATTATATTTCTTGAATACCCTAAAGGTAATATTTTACAATTTCTATATTTTGTTGGTCTCACCCATACTAGTTTCTTATAGAAATCATCTAATATAGGTACTTTACGGTACACCGTCTGTCCTTGTTCTTTAGTTGCGTCATTATCCACTCTAATATGAAACGCTCTCTTATGAGGTTTTTCATCTAAATATACATAACCCATGCTATTAGGAAGATATACTATTCTATCTCTCTCCGCAACATCTCTTATGAGTATTTCAAAAAACCTTTTGACAATGTTATAATAAAGACTATAATCAATATTCTTATATAGCATTAGTTTAACGTGCTTATAAATCCCTTTTATGGATATATATTTATTTTTGTACTTGTGCCCCACTTGTTAGTTTTCTTTTAGTTGTATCATCTATACCGTCTGTAATTAGATCTGGTATTGTTTTTAGTGTTATCTGTAATTCTACCTGTAAAATTCTTTGTATTAACTCAGGTATATATTGCATTGGTAATGGATAGGGAGTTGTAGCATCATCCCAATATTTCTTTACGTTATACCAAAGCGGCCACATCATATCAATGTCTGTTGGATTCTCTAATATCATATTAGCGTACGCTCTATACTTCCATAATACCTTTCTATTAGTAGGACTTATTTCGTTATTAAAATTATTAGGAGATGTTTGTATACCTCCTATTTGTAAAAACATATGGCCCCCTCCTCCGTCACTCCTATAATTACCAGCCCTATGTATACTGTAGTGTGGTTTATTATAAGGATTTGTAAATTTATTTTGAGTATTCCAACTTGTATCTTTAACTTCCTCTAGTTGTATTTCAGATTTTTGGTACCCACCTGTTTGTTCATTTACATCTACTGTAGTTATATCGTCTGGAGAATGAGGTCTCCTACCTAAAGATATTGTTTTTATGCCAGCATTATTTTTTAATGTTATAGGTGTTGGTATAAAGAAATTATGTTTACCTATATTTCTAAAATCACCCCTATCTTGGCCTCCTATTTTCTTTCTTCCATACCAATCTCTAGAACTATTATTTGTATACCCGTTCTCTATACCAGTACTTAAGGTTGTTAATGCTAAAAACTCTCCAGTTAACTTACCATTAGACATGTGAGGTAGATTACCTTCAGTGTTACCAGATAAAGTTGGTTGACCTAAATCAGAATTTCTTTCGTATTCATCCCATTCCTTATAGTAGTCGGTGATAAAATTACTAGTAGAGTTTCTTAAGGTAATTTGCATTGGTTGGTATAGCGTAACATCTTCTAGTATCCCTTTCTCAGCATAATCAACTATTAATTTAGCCCTATGATAGTGAACCCAATGTTTTATCTGTACTATACCTATCTGATTTTCTGTAGAGGTAGTACCTCCGTAAGCAAGGTTTTTTATGTTATAAGCTATTTGATCTAATGTAATCATTAAGGGTAGTTTAAGGTGCTTACAAAATTAGTCAAATTTTCTGTATTAAACAAAAATAGGCCTTAACTATTTCTAGTCTTGACCTATTTCTGCAGCAGGGAGCAAAAGAGCTCGTTAAATGCGTTTATTTCTGCGCTTCTATATCTTTAATTTGATAGTCTCCTGTTTCTGTAGCTCCAGAAGCTTTTCTTACTGCTAATTGAATTATTTTTCTTTGATAATGCTCAGCAAATGTAAATCCAGATGGTGACGGTGAATTACCTCCCATTGTACCACTAGTAAATGCTTGTCCAACTGTAGGTAGAATTACCGACTGTATATAAAATCTCATGATCTGACTAGCGTGAGATACGTTTATCCTGCCCTCTACAAAAGTCCAATATGATATCCTTTTACTCTTTTGTTGATAATCTATTTGTGCAAATGAATCCGCCCAAGGAGTTCCAGCTTTAGTTGAAGTGTTAGCAGATTGAAATGGATCAAGAGTGTTATGTTTTTCGTAATACTCCGACATACTCACAGCTTTTGGTACAACTCTTTCCGTAACTATATCGTCTGCATCTTTTCCAGGATGCATTTCACCAGTCTCCAAATCCATTACTTCTTTTCTATTATAATAATCCACCTGTACGGATAAAGTAAAAAGATGGTTTTTTGGTAATACATATTGATTTCCATACTTAAAGAAACCTACATTAGTGTATGCTTGTCCTGACCCTGCAAAAGCACTACCACTTACAACAGTTCCAGATGTATCTATATGACCTGCATTAGTGTACTTCTTAGATAAGGCAGGATATTCATTATAGATATAACTTTCACTAGCTATATCATCTGGCGTTAATTCATACTTATTCCAATCAATACAATTAGCTATAGCTCTTCTAGCGTCTTCATCAGCTCCCATCTTTTGATAGTTGTTATTTACAAACTCTGATATAGCAAGATCTAAATACTTATCTTTCTCTATTGCAGTAAAGTAAGGCTGTTCTGCTTTATCCAAAAGCATGTCCATATAATCATGAGCTTCAGCTAGATTCATTTATTAAGCGTTTTTAAACTGTTTATTTTTATTATCTATTGCTTTCTCTAAATCTGATACACCTGCACTTGCACTATTACTAGTTGTAGCTTCAGTTTTTACAGCTTTAGGTTTAATACCATTACGTACTTGATTCTTCATTACAGCATAAACCTCAGAATTATCTTTTAACCATGCTATTGCATGCTCATCAGAGATTCCTAACGTATAACTACCATGCTTCCATACGTCATTAACCTTTTGAATAACTTTAGCTTCTAAAGCGCTAGTTAAGAATACACGATAAGATTTATCAGCATCGTTATATATTTCTAAGAATTTAGCTGGTGCTTGTCCTGCCATCTGGATAAGCTTTGCCTTAATGATAAGATTATCATTATCTGTAGATATACCAAACAACTTACATAGATCTTGTAATTCATTATCTTTAATCCCTGTTGCTATTTGTACAGCTTCAGCAGACGCTAAGATGCTTTTAGTTTGCTTCAGTACATTAGCTTTAGTATCTATTAGTTCGTAATGCTTGTTCTCTATTATAAATGGATGTTCTAATAGAAAGTCATAAATTCTCTTATCATATTCATCATCAATATTTAGAGTTGTTAGTGCGCTAGTCATTTCCCAACCATCAACTGGTAGGTCGTCTGGATTTAATAATACTGATTTTTTACCATTTCTTAACGTGTACGTTCCGAACTTAACATAAGAAAACCTTTTGTCGTCTTTTGCTTTTACATAAATTAGATGTGCCATTTTTTAAAATTTTAATTAATACTCCCTGTTATTTTTTACTTATATAATATTTAGACTTTGCTGCAGTCTCTTTAAATATTCTCCTTTGTCCTCTTTCATTTGTAGATATCCTTGTTTCTTGATATCCTCTCTTTCCCCATTCTAAACCACTTTTCTTTCCTATACTAAATACTTCTGACTTAGAGTTGATTGATTCACCTTCTTTTAATTCTATAACTTTACCGTCTCTTACTACTAATGTTGTTTTCATTTTGCAAATATAAGGAATTTGGAGGGGGATTAACCCCTCCGTCTTCCAATTAATTATTATGAGTTAGCTCCAACAATTTTATTGGTTCCCATATCTATAGCAGTACATAAGTACCTTGTACCATCACTGATTAAGTGAATACGACTTCCTACAACTCCAGAAGCTACAAAGTGAACTTGGTTATTACTGATTGCATTTACACTAGTCGACATATCCATACTAGCTCCTAAAACAGCAGCAGAAGCTCCTCCATCAATCTTTACTAGATAAGCGGCAGATGCTTGTAATATGAAAGTAAACTCTATACCAGCCTTAACAGTAGCTAAAGGTAATGTAATAGTGAATGCACTTGCTTGAGCAATAGTATATGTAGCTCCACTATTATAGTCATACAAAGTAGTGGCTGCAGTAATTGCAGATACATTTTTAATATTACCTCTAAGCTTAGGAAGTCTTCCTTTCCCAGCTTCTGAGGATTTGTTTGATAAATCTAAATAATTTGCCATTTTCTTTTATTTTTTTAGCGATATTGGGAGGCCGAAGCCTCCCTCTATCAAATTATTGAATTAATTATGATGCAGATAAAATACCACAAGAAAGCGGGTTTCTTACGATAATACCTGTCTCAGATAATACGTGACATTGGAATCTATCATCACCATTAGCAGCCATCATTGATTTAGTATCGTAAGGGTTTACCATACCACCAACATATTTCTTAACTAATGAACGATTAATTCCGTTAGCACCTTTAGTGATTAACTCTACGTTAGAAACACCAGAAGTTGAACCGAAGTCCATGAATACCATCTTCATAGATTCTTTCAATCTTGTATCACCAAACGAGTTAGTTCCACCTGAAGCACCATGAACGTGCGGATCATCAAATACTGGACAGTAAGCAATAGTAATTTTATTACCTAAAGCATAGTAAGATGTAAAGTTTCCACCTAAAGAGATATCAGATCCAGCTTTAACATCAGCCATAGAACCTCCAGTCATTGCACCAGAAGGAGCAACAATAAGATCTTTCATAGCTCTGTGGAATGCGATACGTCCTTCAGTACCAGTAAATACCACCCATTCGTTTCCGTCAGCAGCAGTTGCATTTAAAGAGATCTTACCAATAAACTCAGTGATAATATCTTCAGTTAAAGAACCAGCAGAATAAGAAGCTTGATTAGATGCAGAAATTTGAGCTAATACACCATCTCCAATAACGAATGACCCATCAGTAGTTGTAGATAAAGCTCTTGCAGAACCATCAGCAAACTCACCAGCAGCAATACCAGAAATAATATCAGTGTTAGTCGCAGAGTAGTTCGTAGCAGCAGTTGCAACAGAATTTTGTCCATACCATCTTTGTAATTCTTGCTCATACATGAATTGATCCATCATGTGCTGTTCTTTAGTAAAGTACCAAAGAGACTGCCCATTATTTTCAACCCAAGATACATCAGTAGCATCTTTACCAGTGATTGTACATTTCTTTCTGTTAGTTGTCATCCAGTTCTTATAAGTATCTGGGTAAGCATTGTTCTCTCCTACATCAGATCCAGCAGAACCAGCAGGGAATGCAGAACCAATTCTACCAACTACAGAGTTTGCAGTGTTATCAGCAGCACTAATTGCAGTGATAGCCTCAACTGTATATTTGTGAGCAGCAGCATCTGATTGTGCAACAATTAGTCCAGTAGCACCAGATGGAAATCTTACTACATCATATAAATTGAATTGAGATTCAGCAGTTCCACCATTTGTTGGTGTAAATATTAAATCTACAATTGCAACACCAGCAGCAGCAGCACCACCACCAGATCCACCAGCAGGGACCCCGTGTGTTTTAATTACAGTTTTTCTGTTTAGACGATTCATTACTTTCCATTCGTAAGAATTATCTCCTAAAACTTTTTCACTTGCCATTCTTCTAGTTCTTTCTAAAAGATATGTCATTGAATATCTCGGGTAAAGAGATATTAAAGTTCTAGCTATTTCGGGATGTTGCAACAAGTTTGCATTTAATGCATTTGCAGCAGTTGTTCCTTTCCCGTATGTACCCGTTGAAGTTACAGCCATTTTTTTAAATTTTTTTTTATTAATTAAACATTTTTATTGTTTGCTCAATTAACTTTCAACCTTTAGCAGTCTTTGACTTACTTTGTAGACTTACTCGTTCATGAACGCTTTTGGATCAAACGTACCTGACTTCATCTTGAAGTTAGACTTGCTTTTTCCAGTGTTTAAATTAGGTGAAACAATACTATTCATAATAGATGCTTTACCGTCCTCTAAACCTTGAGAACGAAGAATCTTTTCGATTTGCGTGCGGTATAACATGAACATAGCGACATCAGCAACATTGGCGTGATCTGCATATATATCCTTCATCATACTACCTGTAGCGTAGCGATAAACTTCTTCCTTCTGTTTCTTTGTTACTTTCCCTCCCATGAATTGATCCATGTTCTTGATTTCTTTCTTTAAATTTTGCTTTGCTTCTGTAGCTTCTTTCTGTTGAGTCTTTTGAGATTGTTCTTTCTCATTCTTAGCTTGAGTGGTTTGTTGATCTATAGAATTACCTATAACTCTTCTAATGCTCTTAGCTTTCATCTTCATCATACCAGAATCTTCTAGCTTATCTAATGAATCTTCAATATCTGAAGCTTCTATACCATCAGCCTTTAATTCTTCTGCTACTAAATCTCTATCATTAAAGGATAAGTAATTTCTTAATTCAGAGATCTGATTATTAACAGGATCTTGTTGCTGTTGCATTTGCTCAGCATAAGCATTGATAGTTTTTAAGAACTCTTCTTTAGAGTTTATCTCTAATCCTAATTCACTACCTACATCACTCCAGCTTAATCCATCAGTTGTTTTTTCTGTAGCTTCTACAGTTTCAGACTCTTCTTCATCTTCCCAGTTGTATTCTTCTTCTTTTTTATCCTCTTCTTCACCTTCTTTCTTTTCAGAATCCCAACCCCAGCCCTCTTCTTGATCTTCCTCAGTGTTTACAGCTTCTGTACCTTCCACTTCTTCTGACTCTTCAGATTTATTTAACGCTTCTGTTGTAGTTCCGAGCTCACCATAAACATCTTCTGAAAATGCTAATGGATTAAACTCATCTTTTACCTCTGTAGTTTCAGTTGTCTCTACAACCTCTTCTACTAACTTCGACTCTTCTTTTGACATTTTTTTTTATTTAAATTAATACTCCCCTTGATTTGCAAATATACGAATTATTTATTATAACTTCTGTGCGGCTCTTTTTAAATCGTCTGACGTTGTGGACGTTCCAGCTTTTTTAGAATCTGATTGCTTCTGTCCAACAGCTTTTTGTTCCTTCTCATCTTGTCTGTTTTTTCTGTCTATATAATAATCAGCAGCTTTTTTATCCATTTCGTTTCTCTCTTTAGTGTCATGAAGGTCTCTATCTACCTGTGCTTGCAGTTGAGCAACCTCAAGTCTAGACTCTGCAGCAATTTGAGCAACTTGTAGTTTAGCTTCGTTATCCATTTGTTTAAGTTGAGCTTCAGCTTCAAATTTAGCTTTCTCCTGTTCGGCAGCAGCTTGTTGTTGTTGCATTTGCTGTTCCATAGCAGTATCTTGCTGTTTTTTCATTTCATCCATAGCTTGTTCTAATACTTTCTCAGCTTCAGTCATTGTATCTGCTCTAAGTACCTTAACAACACCTAATAGATCTACACTTCCAGCTTGTAATGCAGCTTGAGATAATTGCTGTACAACTTGCTTCATAGCATCGTCTTTACCACTATCACCTACATAAACACCAAAGTCTTGTAAAGCAATATCTGGCATTACGTTTAAGAACTTATAAGCACCATCACCTAATATCATTCCAGCTTTCTTTCCTCCAGCCCAAGCAACCTTCATAAGATTACATAGTCTTTCTAAGATTCTTTGCTTAACTTCAGCATGAGAATAGAACCAGCTTTCGGTAATTGTAGATGATTGCATTACACTTCTCTGTACATTACCTACATACTCATACTTCTCTACAGCTCCTTCTCTTTGTTTAGTTACGCCAGATATTTGTCCAGCCATATCTTCTAACATTACCTTAAGGTTAATTAATTGCTGTACAGATTGAGATAAAGTAAAGTCAATTTGTTGGAATTGATTAAACGAACTCATTTGATTACCTTCGTCTTTAGAATTAATTGGTATAATACCATCTGTCTTTAAGTGATAAAGAACTTGTTGAATATCCATACCTACATTAGTTGGTAATTGAGCTACATCATATACTACAGCCTTACCACCTGAACGAGCCATAGCAAGTTCTATTTGGTAGACAACAATATTATAAAGCATTTGTACGTTATCTAATAAGTCGATAATAGAAGCAGGAGAACCTGTAGTATTACCTTTTACACAACCTACATAAGATAATGGAGTTTTTCCTGGATCATCTACGCTTCTCACTTGATTATCTCTTCGTCTAGCGTTAACTAGAATCTTACCACCTATTTTAGTAGCCTCCCAAATATCATCCACCCATTTGTTTTCAATCTTATCACCTTTTCTTTTTCTATAAGTGTCTTTAACCATCTTTCTAAATGGTCTTGCAGGATCATACTTATTGTCTGATAATTTAAACTTAATACTTCTTAATGATTTCCACTCAGCAGTTACCACTCTTATTCTAGTTTCTTTACCTTGACCAGCATCCACCCATTCAAAGCCAGAGTTATAGTTATTCATATCGCCACCAGCATATATATTACGCATCTTATCAAGCTCTAATAAATCCTCAGTAGTTAGTCCTTCTTTAAATTCGTCATTAATCTCATTAACAGAAAGCCATCTTTCTTCACCCACCCAAGAACAATCGTCTAGGTAATCTGAATGAGAAGAGGTGTCGAATATTATATTTCTAGGATCTACTCTCCTTACATAAGGATCTCCGTTTTGTATACTTACTTTATGGAACTCCTTTGCAGTTACAAGTAAATCTCTAAATCCTTCTTTAAATACATCTCTTAGGTTATATCTATTAGATATATATTCTAATCCGTCCTGAGTTGTCTCTTCTATCATCTCGCGATAGTTATACTTCATATAAGTTTCAATATCTTCAGGTACAGGAAGTCCTTGTCCTTGTTCCTTGACATCTATCTTCATTGTTTCTTTCATCTCAGTATGAAATTCATCAAGTAATGATCTCATCATCAATCCTACCTTATGGTCTTGCTTTCTAATAACAGCGGATTTATTCACTGTTGTTACTTTCATGTCAATAGGTCTTCTTAATTCTTCTCCAATTAATAGATCAATCTTAGGTGTAATGATAGGATAATTTACTAACCTAGCTGGATATGTCAAACCATACTGTTCTGTAATGTACTTGTAGTCAGATTGGTTTATTGATCCATTATATACTTGATAGTTTTTAATATCCTTAGCTCTTGAAGAGGCGTAAGTGCCTCCGTCAGTACCCATATAACTTACTATAGCGTCAAGAACTTGCTCGCACCATTCGTCATTTTTTTCTTTGTCTCCAACTACCATCGAAGGCATTGATGTGTATTTTTTAGCCATAGTTTTATTTTATTTCTATCGGAGTTCCATTGTACCCCATTTTATAATATTTAAATCCCATATCTTCTACTTTCTCCTTTATAGATGCTTTCATTCTATAATTGTCAATATTATGAATCAAACAAAGACCAAATGCCATAGCACGATCCGTATTCTGTAATCCATAATTAGCAAGCTCATCTATCAAGTCTATAAACCATATATCTTGAACGCCTTCCCTTAAGTAATCATCTATTAAATCCTCCATCAATGCTTTCACTTGCTTATTCATATGCACACCATATGTATTTCTAGTTTTCGTTCCAGGGTTGTGTGCAGACTCTGGTTTTTCCTTTAAGTACTTCAATGCATTCATACGCTTAAAGTAATCTAAAATACCTATCTTTGTATATTCCACCAACATCTTAGCGTTATAGTACACTGCTAATTTCAGACAACCATCCCAAAAATCTTCCTTCTTCTTAGGTCTATCAGTGTATTCAGCAACCACGTAATCACTTGGCATATCTGTGTTTGCAAATCTACGATAAATTATCGCACTACCCAAAGAATCTGAGGCTCCAGCTTGATCTTGGTCATAAGAGTCAATTCCACCTATGTCTAAATTCTTATATTCCTTCTCAGGATGAGCTAATATTTTAAAAGGACCAGTTGGATGAGGTCTCCATGTTACTACAGGATCTCCTTCTCCTAATTGCCAATCTAAGAATCCACTTTGTATTTGACTTCTATTATCTTTACTCGAAAGTATCCTGGATCTCTGTGCGTTTATTAATGCTATATCAAATCTTGCTGAGTGTGTATTTAGGAATGCTTCCTCTACAGTTAATGGGTAATTCTGTATATGTAAGTTATACGCTTCGTTATCTCCAGATTTCTGTATGCTCTCTCTATCTGTTATAAGTTTTTCTCTAGCTCCCTTCTCGTCTTCAACTCCAGTGTTGATATCAAAGAATCCATAGTAAGCTTTTGATGCTGGAATAAACATAGGGATTAGATTATAAGCATCATGACTATAATACATATCCATAAAATCTTTAGACGCTTTAGATATATCACCACCAGTACCACCGACAATAGGTACACCAAATTGAACATCACCATCCATAAAGCAAGCTTTAGATGACATATATGCGTTCTTAAGTTTCTTAAACTCCCCAGCCTCTTCAAATATCATCAGTGAAACCCTCTCTCCTTTAAAGACTTCTGGATTATCCATCGTTCTACATATGATATTAGACTGATAACCACCTACTTCCCACTTACCATCCTTATTCTTCTGTTTATATCCAGATCTCATTATACCATCAGTGTCTTTTAATACTGAGTGTTTAAAGTTTGGATGTATACCATTAAGTCCTTTTCTAGTCTTATCAAAGAATGCATCTGCTGTAACTTGTAATCCTGCTGCTACACCAACGTCATTAAAAGGATAGAATGTATATTCATGTGCTACAGCTCCAGAGTTCATATAAGAGAATCCCTTATCTCTGGCTTTAATAACAATCATGCCTTTTCCTTCCTCTTTACATAGTTCTATAGTATCAAAATACTCATGATCCATAGTTCTGTACCAGGGATGTATTAAGTTCTTACGATTACCAGACGTTCCGTCATTACCTAAGATCATATAGTAATTAAGGTAGAAATAATACTTACCCGAAATCTTATTAAGCCCTTTAGGTTTAAAACCATTCATACATCTATCAGTCTCTTGAGCCCAATACTCTTGATAAGCTACAGAGTCAGGATTTAATTCAGGATGTCCCACGTTTGGTATAGGACGATATCTCTGAGGATCAAATTTTATCTTACCCATATCTTAGTCTCTTTGTTTTTCCCAATCCAAATGGTCCATTCTTTTTGTCTCTTTTTTCTTGCTTAGCATGATACTTATCTCTTAAGTCTACACCATGTAGTTTAATGGCTAAGTCATTATATTCATCAGACCTTTTCAAGTCAGCCATCTTATAAAACTTGGTATATCTCTTAAATAGATAGGGTAAATCGTGTTTATTCTTCTTTTCTGCCATTACATTTCTTTTATTTCCTTCCTTCTTTCTAAAAATGATAGCCCTTTATTACCAACTATTTTCTGTCTCTCACCTCTTCTATCAATAGCATCTAGTAAAGATTGTCTTGTCTTTAATATCTTCTCCACTCCAATCATTAGCTTCTGTAGTAGTTCTGCATTCTCTTCGTCTAAATGCATCCCATCAATAAGAACTGTAAATTGATTAATCTTATTATTAAACGCTATAAGCTGTTCATCTAATGGATCGAATTGTAGTTCAGTGTATTTTGTACAGGCAGCCATTACAGATACATCCTTAGCTCCCTTCCAATTAAATGTATCATAAAGATCTTTGGAAACAGCTTTGATTCTCTCGTCTTCAATATAATGCCTATAAGGACTTTCGTAGTCACAGACCAAGGCTACCCACTTGAGGGCCGTAGGCCCGAATTTTTCTTTCTTAATGAGTGTAAGAAATTCAGGTACTCCCGTGGTGCCATCATCGTCTTTAAAGATATCACCTTTCCTGTTTAGCTTTAATAAATACATTATTTGTATTTTAGTGTTAGTTTAAATAAAAAATTAATAGGATTTATGAATTTAGAGTTATAATCTGATTCGAATAACTGATCTATAAGGTAAGTAGGGTTATCCTTTATACACCATGCTGAGTTTAAAACCTTAAATCCATTCTTCCTGCACTTAGATTTTATAAACTTCTCGTCTTCCATCAACTCATCTAGATCTTCATAAACCTTTTCTAAAAAGAATTTATCATCTATACTATACACCCTGCCTTGCTCCCCGTTTACTTCTCTCATTTTATTAAAGATGATGTTTGCGCTCCAAATATCTTACTCAGTATACCATTTATATCAGGAACATTATTAATATCATTAGATGCTGATTGAAAAGGAACTTTGTCCTGTATAGGAAATAACTCCTGCTTTCTTAAGTTTATAGCGTCAACTGAATCTTTAGCTATCATACTTTTATTAAATAAATCAGACTTAGCTTGTATTGTTTCTTTATCAGAAGATCCTGAACCAGCCCAGTGATTCTTTAGCCAGAAATCCTTTGTGGATTGTTTACCAGACCATACGTCACTAAAGTTAGATTTAGGATGCTCTCTATGATACCCTAAGAATAACATTTTTTGTTGTTCATCACTTAAACTACTAACATCGGCACTTTTTTTCGAATCCCACATCTTATCTAACCAGACAGGTATATCTTTTTTATTTCTCGTTAAGTAAGCATGAGTTCTATTAACAGCCGTATTACCTCCCATTCCATCTCCCACTTCAAATTGAAACAATCCTCTACCAGGACCTCCTCCTTTTTGTTTAGCACTTCTACTCATTCTCTGAGCTGGACCCGTCTCATGAAAAGAGATGTAGTCCATTAGCTGATTATATTGTTTAGATGTACCTCCTTTCTCCTTAGAGAGAAGTTTTATCATCTCTTCTAGTCCGATTTCTTCCATTAGAATCTTCCTCCTTGTGTGTATTTTTTCATTTTCATTCCGTGATTAGCTTGTGGTAATTGTCCTTGTGGTAATTGTGAAGCAAACTTCTTTCCAAATGCTTCCAACTGAGCTAAAGCCAACATATCAGTGGCTTGCTTTGCATATGACTCTTGCTGTTGAGACATTGCTTCTTGTGGTTGTTGCATAACTTGTTGCTGCATTACCTGTTGTTGTGGTTGAGGTACAACACCTCCGTTATCATATTGTCTTGCAAACTCACCAAACATACCACCATCTCTAAAAGATGTAACATTCTTAGATAAATAAGGATTCAACCCAAGTAGATCATTGGCATCCATATTACCTTCAGTATCTTCAGATCCTCCTCCAGTTCCACCTACACCTCTTGAAGACGTTGCATCTTGCATTCCTCCACCATACCCAGACATACCACTACCTGTTGGTTCTGTAAAGTAATTTTGTAACCCAGAGAAGTCTGGATGTACTGCGGGATTATTATTCATACCTAAATTACGAACATCTTTCTGAGCATGCATAGTATCATCAAATTTCCAATGTTTCTTCTTTTTAGTAAAGGAATTACTCGTACTACTAATCTGTAGTCGCTGAAACAAATTATCTAAGTTATTTTGTTGTGGTGCACTGAAGTTTGAGTTTTTCATATTATTATATTATTATTTTTACAAAGGTATACAATTTTTTTTATTTTTTTGTGAGGGAGTGATACTATATGCCTAAATCCCCATCCCCTTTCAAAAACTTTGGACACCCTCCCCTAGTTTTCCTTTTACTATTTACAATAACTATTAATTAATACATACATATACTATGCTAACTATTATCATTACTACTATTATTGCTTACCTACTATTTACATATGGCTCATTCGACACTACTAAGTGTAAGAAAGATGTCAACAATGTAATCAATAAGTATAAAAACAGGAACAGACCATTCTAATACTATACAAGTTGAGACTATATGTCTCTTCTTTTTACTAATATCTGTGAAAAATGTATAGTTATGGCGGATATAAGTGTTAGTGTGATACAGTCTAATGGACTATATCTAACTACTATAATAGGTTATACTAACACTATTAATATATAAACTATTGATTATCAATCATTTATTAAACATTAACACTATAATAGGTATTATATATAACTATTTAATGTATTTAGATGATTAACAAGTAATACATATAATTAGGTGCGAAGTTATACATTTTAATTGACATTGTCAAGTCCTTTAACTGTTTTATTCAATAATACATAACATACTAAGTATTTAGTTGATCAAACAACATAGGTGCTTGTCCCCTTATGTTAGCAGATTTACATATACTCCTTATATTATGTTTACAAAAGAGTATACATATACTATGTTTTACTATTAATAATAATAATAACTAAAACATAATAAAGATATGTATGAATTTGAAATGAATGACATTAAAGACATGCTTGCAGAAGAGCAAGCTAATGAAATGCTACAACAACAAGAAGATAGAGGTGATGATAAATGCCACTGCAATAACTGCTGTGAAAAAGAATCAAAACATCCTGACTGTGAATAAGACAGTAGGTCGGAGCTAACGCTCCTTCCTTTTTAAACTGCTCGCAAATATGTTCTACGAACTGCTCGCTACTCTCTCATCAATACAGTGTTCGTTTCACTCACGTATTTAATATCAATCTAATTGCTCTGCATATATCTATACTATTCTTTACTATTTATAATAGATAAGTATCTATGTATACTATCAAAGGTAGTCTCTTTGACCTTAATAAAGAGTAGGCTGATATCCTAGCACACTATCAATGAGAGCCTAACGGCTCTCTTTTTTTACTATTATATATAAGTATTAATTAAACTTTATATAATGGGAACAATAGAAACCACTGACATCGATTGCCAATGCGGCAACACAACAGGCTTTCAATTAAGCCACAATGTATCAGAGTGCACACAATGTACTACATTAATCACGATGGATACACCTACATATCATACAAGGTATGTAAAACCTTTAGCAATGATAGCTAAAGAACAAGCATTTGAAAATATGTGCATCTCAACCCTTCAAGATAAGCTTGATGAATGGGATGTACAAACTCACGATGCTTGGCTAGAAGAACAATTAGAAAGTATGTATAGGCGTGATAAAGCAGGTCAAGACGCTTGTGCTGTAATGGGTTCATTCGATAAGAATGGAGATATAGCTGACTGGTCTACATGCTTTGAAGTTGACTGTATAGATGACATACCATGGTAGTTAATATCATTAAACTATGTTATAAGTCTATAAATGTAATCAATAAGTTATACTTCTACAACTACTAACAGGTCGGGCTAACGCCCTTCCTTTTTTACTATTTACAATAGAATAGGTGTAACAATAAGCCCAACGGTAAGTGATTACCATCTAGAGTTGGTGTCGAACAAGTAGTGATGCTCCATAAGGGGAATGTGACATCATTTAACCCGCTGCTTACCTATTCTTTTTACTATTTACTATAAGTATTAATTAAACTAAATAAAACTATGGAAGAATATACAGGACATAATGGATACACTTTAAAAGAGTGTTTAAGTAAAACCTTATCAGAAGTGTACAGTAATCCTCAATACTATGAAGACCTGCACACAATGACAGGAAATTTACTACATACAGTTGAAGATTTAGAAAACAAGATTTGTGATTTAACTACATTACTTGAGCATTATGAAAAAATAAATAATAAAAGAATAAGAAAAAATATTCTTGCTCATAAAGACGAAATAGATAATATGTACTAATGTATAATAGTAATTATCAACAACCTCATTAACCAATTAGGTCGGAGCTAACGCTCCTCCTTTTTTACTATTAACTATAACAATTAAACTAGTATAAATTAAATAATTAAAACTATGGCTAAGAAAGCTAAGAAATCAGTAACAGGTAAACATGTAGTAACAGTAGCACCAACTAAGAAAGCAACTAACTTTGCTGCTGGTGTATTTATCAAAGAAATTAAATTTGATAACGGTTCATCAGTAATAAAAGTAAACTTCAATGCACGTCAGTTCTGCAATTGGATGAAAGACAATGTTGATGACAAAGGTTATGTTAAGACAGATGTATGGAGCAACAAAGAAGGTAGTAAGTATACTCACAGTATGAGTCATAATGACTACAATCCTCAGCAAGCAGCTAAAGCTGAACTAGAGCAAACTCTAGAAGCAATGCCATTCTAATGAGCATACTAGCAATATCATTCTTCGCTGCCGTTGGTTATTATATCATAGTATATAAAGCCATCGGTAGGAGAAGGTTAGTTAAAACGCAGACATTTTGGGACATAGTATTCACATTACTACTACCAATATTGTTCATTGGTACATTCAGTGGACTGGCAACAGCAGTGGTAGCAGGAGTATTATTCTCCCTATTCACAGCTATGACACCAGCACCTAGTGATGAAGACATGTAATAAAGAGAAAGCGCTTAGTCGCTTCCTTTTTTACTATTTACTATAATTAACTAATACTTTTATAATGAAAAAAGAAACTTACGAAATCACTACAGAATATCTTAATGATTTAAAAAAACTACTAGACTCTAAGTCTGGAAAAGTAACAAAATACCAGTTAGCTCATGCATCATTTAGAAAGAGATGTGCAGACTGGATAATAACAGATGTAGATAATATGACTATCACGTACCTATCTGGTACACAAAGAACATTACCTACATATAATGAACTCATGAAAAGAGTTAAGATGTCTAATGATGACTACAATCCTAAGAGAAGAAAGTATATCGCTAGGTATTGGAAAGTAATAAATGCTTTCAATAAGCATAGAGCAAGATTTAAAAATAAAAGAAACACAATAGCTAATAGCCTTAGTCCTCAACAGATTAGAGCATTAGCTTCACAAATATAAAATAAAGAATAGTGAATACAAGTCTACACACTTGTCCTGGTATGTCTGAAATAGGAAAGGCAACATAAAGTTAATGTGTATGTAGTTGTTGGATGCTCCCATTGCAGTAATGGATGGAGCGACACTAAAGTCATATAAAGAAAATAAATAAGGTTTGACTAACTATTCTTTTATATAATAGGTTGGGAGTAGGAGCGTGTGGCCACGGAAAGATAACTAAAATTTGCTGTTATTACTACTCCCTTCCTTTTCATAAAAGAGATGAGTGAATATATAAATAGTAGCCAAACAATGCCATGTGCGGTACTATTAAATAGTTAACGCGCTAACAGCAATTTTGCTGGTTGACGGTCCGATTCTGCTCATCTCTTTTTTTACTAACTAAAAACTAAAACTATGGAAACAAACGAATTAACTGCAAAAGAAAAAGAAATGCTTTTAGGATTAGTAACACAAGCAATAGAGGAAATTGGATTAGGAGAAATGGAGTATCTAAAACCTTTACAAAAGATAGAGCAAAAGCTAATGAATATACTAGAAATAAATTATTAATTAAACTTAAACAAAATGAAATACAAATTATGGGATAGGCAAATGAATTGTTATAAAAGTGATTGTGAATATAACGATATAATATATAGTGATAAAAAATATATAGAGTGTGATTTATACAACTACCACTCAATAGATTATGGTGGATTGGAAGAAAAAGAATTTAACGAATTATCGCTTCAAGGAATGTTGATGTTGTTTGACTGGGAAGTACATAACGCTAAAACAAATAAAATTATTAATTAAAACTAAATAAAAACAAATAATTATGCCAAATTGGTGCTGGAACAACCTGACTGTAACAGGAGACGAAAAACAACTACAAGACTTTGTAGAAAAATCAATGAGTACATATGATGATGGTACTGAAAGATTTATATTTAACGGAACACATCCTATGCCTGAAGATCTAAACATAACTAAAGGCACACAAACACAAGATGAAAAAGAACAAGCTATTCTTAATAAAGCTAAATATGGTTATACTGATTGGTATGACTGGCATCTTGGCGAATGGGGAACTAAATGGGACGCTTGTGAGTCTTATATAAATAATAATGATATACATTACTTTAGTGTATCATTTGACACAGCTTGGGCTCCTCCTATAAATTGGCTAATAAATATAGCTATGGATTATCCAGATTTAGAATTTGAATTAGAATATGAAGAACCAGGCATGTGCTTTGGTGGAACATTTACAATACAAGGAGATGATGGGCAAGACGCTCAATGGGATTTAGACGCAGCTTCTGAATGCTGTAACGCAGAGGTATCATTTGATGATGACTACGAAGCTAAATGCCTTGTGTGTGGAGAAGAAACAGAAACAATAAGTATTAACGTGGCTGATATTAAGCCTGCTAAAATTAAAGCGAATGAAAATTAAACAAGTAGGTAAACGACTAATCAACTCTTATGAAGATTGGAGAGAGTATATAGTAACACATCACGAAGTAACTAAGATGAAAAATAAAACAATAGAACTCAGTAATAAAGCATTGGAAATTTTAAACTTAAAAAAATTAAAGAAATGAGTAAAATAGAAACAACATCAATATCCTTCAATGTAAGTAAGTCTATAAATATAGGCAACTTTGAAGCAGTAAAGATTAACTATGGGCAAAGCATCACAGTTGATCCAACTAAACCTGTAGAAATACAGAGAGAAATGTTAATTGAAGAGTGCTACAAAGTAGTAAAAAGAGAGACTGAAATATGGGAAGGGTTAAAAGCCGTTCAACATATTGATAGAAATAAGAAAACTAATGTAGTTAAAGCAAAGAGCTTTACGAGTTTTAAAGACTAGCAAGAGCATTAATATTATGAATAGACTAGAATTAGAACTAGCTAATGACATTAAGAGACTAGCTATAGCTATGGAGAAGCTAGTAAAACTAATGACGAAGGCAATAAAAGACAACTCATGAAAATAAAAGAATATAGAATTAGAGTGAGAAGAGAGTATACCACAGATGTATTTCTGAAATTCCCTGACGATGGTAGAGATCACAAAGAGGATCTTAACGATAAGATGCTTGGAGGAGACTCATATATGTGGGATCATATAGCAGAGGAAGAATTAAAACAAATGGACATAGCTCACGAGGACTATGAGATAACTTTAATAAAATAAATATGGATAATATAATAGGTAAGTTGATGAGCCTCATGTCTGAAGAGATTGAGAATAATAAAGACAACAAGAATAATGAATCTCTTGAATATAGGCTAGGTAAGAATGATGCTTACTCTACAGTACTCACTATGATGACTAAAGCAATGGTTGCTGAAAGTGATAAAGTAAGTAAAAGAATAGACAAACAATTAATGGACGACAAAAACAACAACTCAGAATGGAAGAATTAAAAACACAAATAAGAGGCTTACAGGCAGAAATACAAGCATTAGACTCTAATAGAGAAGTTCTGGAATCAAGATTAACTTTAGCGGAAGAATCGTATAGAGAGTCTACATTACCAGAAATTACAGAAGACTTTTCTATACTTATTGAGAACTCTATTAGAGCGGCTGTAAATAACATAGACTTTTCAGATGAAGAAAATTATGATATTTCTCATGAAATAAATTATAAAGAACTAAGTACTCAACTAAACTTCTTGAATCGAGAAGAGTTAATATCATTAGTACTTATAAATGTTACAGAATTATTTAAAGTAATAGAAGCGTAAAATGGGAACTAGAAGCTTAACTAAAGTAATCACTACCTGGAA